TCCGGCTCGGGTGGGCCGCTACGGGACGAAGCACGGGGGCCGGAATCTCACGGACGATGCGAGTGCGTGGCCGACACCGAGGTCGAGCCCCAACGAGAACAGGACGACACGCAACGCCCCCTCGCACGGAAAGACTCACGGCAAGACATTAGCGGGGGAAGCGGCGTCCTTCCCGACACCATCAGCCCAGACCTACGGGAACAACCGGGGCGGGTCTGCGGGGAGAGTGGGCCCGGTACGTCACAGTCTGGACTCAGCCGCTACGAAGGGCTTACTCCCTTCCCGCCAGGCCCAGGACACCTCGGGCAATGGGACCAACTCCTCTGCCGATGGCCAGAGCTCGAACCGGCAGTGGATGTCTCCCAGATCGATGGACGCGAGGGGGGGCGATTACACGAGGGACTCAGGTGTGAGGGGACGGGAGCGGCCGTCCCTGACCAGGGAAGCGAAAGGGATGGCCTGGCCATCCCCGAGAGCCGGGAAAACGGACAAGCCGGAATCGCACCACAAGAACGCGACGGGGAAGGGCCGCAAGCTCAATCCCCTGTTTGTCGAATGGCTGATGGGATGGCCCATCGGGTGGACCGGCTCCGCGCCTGTGGAAATGGAGTTGTCCCTGTTCAGGCGGCAGTGGCGTTCCTATCTCTCTGGGAGAGGATGAATCCGTAACCACCGCCCGTGGAGACCACATGACCCCCGACATCATTAACGGCATCTTTGAACTCTGTGGTGGCTTCGTCCTCGCGCTCAATGTGAGACGCCTCCACCTGGACAAGGCCGTCAAGGGTGTCGATTGGAGGTACATCACATTTTTCGCGGCGTGGGGTCTTTGGAATTTATTCTACTACCCGCACCTGGGCCAGTGGATGAGTTTCATCGGCGGCGCCCTCCTGGTTGGGGTCAACGCCATCTGGCTTGGCCAGGTGTTCTATTACACCCGCTCCTGGAGGGTGAACAATGGGTGATGGCTGGATCGCCATCGCATGTGATCTCATGGACGACCGCATCGACCAGCTCCTGACCGAGAACGAATGTCTCCGCAGGATGCTCAGGGAGCGCGGCGTCGAGGACGTCGATGCCGGGCAATCGAAGACGCCCCTCGGTCCACGCGACACGCCGCCTGGCAGTGACGCCCCCCTCAACACATTCGTGCCCAGCAAACCCCCGCCCGGCCTGGCCGCCTTTTTAAGGAGACTGATCTCGAGTGAACATCCCCATCGTAGGAGAGACACCCCCTGAAGTGAAGCCCGTCGAAATACCCGAGGACATCGACCTCTTCGACCTCGACCTCTGCCTGATCTCTGCCGGCACCATGGCGGCGTCGTTTCTCGAGATCACCACGCTCCCGTACTTCGCCAGGAATCCCGCCATCGCCGAGAAGCGGAAGATGGCCGTGGACCTGATCAACGTCGTCAAGGCGAAGATGGAGGTCCGAAAGCAGGAGGTGGAACTCGAGGCGAAGGTGGCCACCGTCCCGGGCAGAATTCTCGTGTGGCTTCGCCAGGGCCCGGCAATGATCATCAATGCCGCCACCCAATTCACCGAACTTCCCACACGCCTATCTGATTTTCTCAATGCCGACGCCGCCCAGAAAGAAGAGGGCGATGAAAGCAGTCTACGATCTGAAGGTAGTCCCGCCGACGTTCTACCAGAAACTGGAGAGGCAAAATGCCGGGCGACACGCCTGACAGCCCAGACGAGCTGATGCGGGATTGGGAGGACCAGGAGAATCCGACCACCGCAGAGACCCGCGCACGCATCGAGAGGGAGGCCAAGATCGGGCGGCTCAAGCCGGGCTACGCACGGCTCATAACCAGCCAGGAGATAAACCGGCGGATCTTCGTGGCCGATCTCGTTACCCGTCTTGCCGTCGGCGGCGGGATGACCGAGGCCAGCCTGGTCGCGTATGCCATCGGCATCGCCAATGAGATGGAGGTTGCCGAGGCTGATCCATGGGGCCTCCAGAAAGAACTATTCAGACAATCGCTCGAAGACGAGGGGATCACCCTTGAGGATTTGGAGTAAGGCGACCAGGGAGGAGGTCGTTGAAAAGTATTCACAAGTTGGCACCGTCAAGGAGACCGCCAGGCTCCTGAAGATGGGAGCGAAAACCGCCTCCAGACATCTGCGCCTCGCCGGCATCAATACCGACCGCCGTCGGCGCTTTCCCATCCACGAAGTGATCGAAGCTGTCGTCCTTTCAAAAAGCCTGAATGAGGCCTCGATGCGCCTCGGCGGGTACTCCTCAATCCTCATCGAGGCGTATCTCGATCAGTATGGGCTGACAATTTCCCCAAATTTGGCAATTTATGACTCCCAAGGTGGGCAAATTACATTGTGGAACTATAAGTCGTCTGTACATTGGCCAAGCGATGACCAAAGCGACTGATTCTGAGGTCGATGAGGGGGTTGATCTTGATGCGCTAAAAACCGCCAAGACACCGCGTGCGCTCCCCAAGGCCATGGAGAAGTACCAGTTCAAAAAGGGCCAGAGCGGGAACCCGTCGGGGGTGTCGAAAGACGGCAACACGATACGACGCCGAAAGTTCAAGGACCGCATCAGCAAGAAGACCAGGGGCGGTGACATCATCGTGGACACCCTGGTCAGCATCATGAAGAACGAGGTTTTCGACAAACAGAACAAGCGGGGCACGAAAGCCGCACGCAAGCAAGTGAGCATCAAGGATCGGCTCCAGGCCGCGAAGTTGTTGGCAGAATTCGGGTTCGGGAAACCAGCACCCCAAATTCAGGTTCCGACGAATACCCCGTCTGCCTTAGACGCCGGCCCCAAGGTCGTGATCCTCCAGCTCACCCCGCAAGAAGTGGTGGACGGTGGTCTCGAGCGCGAGGCTGAAGTAATTGAGGGGAGTTTCAGTGAGTGTGAGGTTCCGTCCCCGGCACCCGGGGAAGCCGTAGATGGCGGTAGTTGTTCCGTACAGGTTCCAGCCGAGAGCTTACCAACTGAACATCTGGCAAGCGATGGACTCGGGGTATCGGAAGGCGATAGGCCTGTGGCACCGGAGGGCGGGGAAGGACAAGACGGCGTTTAACTACATCATCAAATCCACCCAGGTGCGGCCGGGAGTTTATTACTACATCTTCCCGACCTACGCGCAGGGCAAGAAGGTCATCTGGCAGGGCAAAGATAAATCGGGAATGAGCGTGCTCGATCACATTCCCAAAGAATTGCTCCTCAAGAAAAACGAGCAGGAGATGTGGGTTGAAATCGATTGCCCTAACTTCCCAGGCAAAACCTCACTTGTGCAAATCGTGGGCTCAGACCGAATGGACTCGCTTGTCGGCACGAATCCGGTTGGGGCTGTCTACTCCGAGTATGCGATTCAAAACCCGCTTGCTCGTGAGTTGCTTGCTCCAATCTTTGATGAAAATAAGGGCTGGGAAATATACATCTATACCCCGCGTGGTCACAACCACGGGTATGACCTTTACCAGGCGGCGGGTGAGCAACCGGATGTTTGGTTCCGTGAGCGACTCACCATCGATGACACCTACGAGATCGTTGATGGCAAACGCATTCCGATCATTACCGAGGACTACGTTGCCCAGCGTCTCAAAGAAGGTATGGACGAGAACCTTGCCCAGCAAGAATATTGGTGTTCCTTCGACGGGGCGATGCAAGGCTCCTTCTATGCGGAAGCATTTAAACAGCTCGACGCGGAGGGCCGCGTAAGGAATATCGCGTGGGAGCCCAGCCTCCCCGTGCATACGGCCTGGGATTTAGGTGTGGGTGATGCGACCGGCGTTTGGTTCCTTCAGATCGCCGGCAACGAGATTCGCTGGATCGATTATTACGAAGCGCAGGGCGAGGGGCTGACGCATTACATTAAGAAGCTCCACGAGAAGCCCTACACATACGGAATGCATTTCGCACCGCACGACATCAAGGTGAGGGAGTTCTCGAGTGGCAAGAGCCGGCTGGAGATTGCGCGAAATATGGGCATCCGTTTTCGCGTCGTCACTAAACTGGCTGTGGAGGAAGGTATCGATGCTATGCGTCGCATTCTTCCCCGCTCGTACTTTGACGAGAGAAAGTGCCGCAAGGGAATTCAGGCGCTAAGAGAGTACCGCAAGGAATACGACGAGAAGAGGCGCGAGTTCAAGACGGCGCCGCTCCACGATTGGTGTTCACACGCGGCAGATGCCGGCCGATCTTTCGCGGTCGGGTGGGACGACTACATGGAGGCTGGGGGTGTGAGGCCCCAGAAGGTTTCAATGGACTCTTTTGATCCCTTCGCTTCGCAGGGCGCCAATCGCCCGAGCCGGGCCAGGGGTTACGAGGTATTCGCCTGATGGCAGAAAAATTCTTTGGGACTCGCCACGGCCGGGCCAACTTCAATAAGGCGCGTAATGCATTCGAGCTGATCGAGGAGTGGTTTCGGGGCGGGATGCCGATACTCGCCGATGATGAGCAAGGTGAGGAAACGCATGAAATTAAGAGCTTTGATGTGCTCCTCGATCAGGTAGGCAGGGGGAGGGCCTTCACGGGCTCGAGAAATATTCCCGTCCTCTATCGAGACATAATTGACGAAGCGATGGGTGGCCTTAATACGGTTACGGATGTCGTGGATATGTTCAGGGCCAACCGCCGGAGCGTTCTTCAAAATTTCACTCCGACCTCACCGCAACAGGCGGCCCCCGTGAAGCCGAAGCCCCAGGCCGCACCACTGCCCCAGGCCCCCAAACCCAGGCCGCTCCCGAAGCTGGGGGAGATACCCGGCACACCCACCGTCACCGCTCTCGGCGATACGTCGGGCATGAAGGCCCCAAAGGCCCCAGAGGTCACGGTGGGCGGCAAGAAGGTCAAGGCGGCCGGCGCCAGGGGAAGGTCATCGACCATCTTTACATCCAGGCGAGGAGTGGAGGGCCCGGCGCCCATCCGGCTCGCCCAACTTGGAAGCGGCTCTCGGCCGCTCCTGGGGTCATAAATGCCCGACATCAAAGAACTGCATAAGCGCTACGCGAAGCACGTTGAGGAGAGGCGTCTCTGGGAAGGGTTGTGGCAGGACATCGGCAATTATATTCTCCCGCGAAAATCCAACATCACGGTGCAGAGGTTCCCGGGACAGAAGCAAACCAAGAATATGTTCGACTCCACCGCGCCCAACGCGCTCGAGATGCTGGGCGCTTCGATCTATGGGGCCATGACGCCCTCGAGCGTGCGCTGGTTCGTGCTCAAGATGCGGACCAAGGAGCTGAACGACATCGACCCGATCAGGGAATGGCTCGAGGAGGTGCAGGACAGGTTGCTCCTCGCCTTCCGGCAGAGTTCATTCAACCTGGCGGTGAACGAATACCTCATCGACGTCGGCGGCTTTGGCACTGGCGCCATCTTTGTCGAGGAGAAGATTGGCCCGTTCAACTTTAACGGCTTCCAGTTCACGACGCTCGCCCCCGGCAAGTTTGTCATCGCCGAGGGGAACGACGGCAATGTGGACACGCTGGGCCGCGAGTTTGAACTTCCTCTTCGCCTCATCGAAAGGCGCCGGTGGACGCTATCGACCCAGATGAAGAAAGCGAAGACCGACGGCAAGCCCGACAAAATGTTCAAGATTGTTCACATGGTCATGCCTCGAGAGGATTACGACTCGAGGAAAATGGACAACGAGAACATGGCCTATGCGTCCGTGTACTACGCGGCCGAGGACAAGGAACTTCTCCACGAGAGCGGCTACCGCGAGATGCCCTTCATGGTATCGCGCTGGGCGAAGACCTCGGGAGAGGTGTATGGGCGAGGGCGCGGTCACATCGCGCTCCCCGATGTCAAGACTCTCAACAAAGCGAAAGAGCTCGAACTCCAGGCGTGGGCGAAGATGGTGGACCCGCCCCTCTACGTTTTGGATGACGGGGTGGTCGGCAACGTGGACACCCGGCCGGGAGAGCTGACCGTTGTCCGCGACTTGCAAGCCATCAGGGAACAGCAGTTCAACCCGCGCTTCGACCTAACAAACCTCAAGAGTGAGGAACTGGCCGATTCGATTCGCAAGAGCTTCTTCGCCGACCTGATCATCCTGCGGGATGGGCCGCAGATGACGGCCACCGAGGTGCTCGAGCGGAGCCAGGAGGTCCAGCGGCTCCTTGGCCCGACCTATGGGCGCTTCGAGCATGAGTTCCTGAACCCGTTCATCGAGCGTGCGTTCTCGATCATGCTCCAGGCGGGGGCGCTCCCCCCGATCCCGGTAGAGCTTGAGCAAGGGCTCGCCGAGGGCGACGCGAATATCGACGTCGAGTATGAGGGCCCCCTGGCCATGGCCCAGAGGTCGCAGGACACCCAGGCCGTGCAACAGCTCGTCGCCCTGGGCGCCGCCATTGGACAGGCGCAGAGCCAGCCGGCGCCGCTCGATGTCCTCAAGATCGATGACGCGATGATGGAGGCCGCCGAGGTGTGGGGTGTCAGGGCGTCGGTCCTCAGGAGTGACGAGGAGCTCGAGGCCCTCAAGGAAGCGAAAGCGAAACAGGCCCAGGACGAGGCCCAGGCTCTCGCGCAGAGGGAAGACGCCAAGGCCCTCGGGTCTGCCGCACCGGCACTCCAGGTCATGGGCGAGAACCAGGGGCAAGAGCCCCCGGCGGTGGACGAAGGAATATTTGACGAAGAGCCCGAGGAAGTGTTCGCGGCCGCGTAGTGGATAAGACCGAAGCGGAACGCATCCTCCAGAAGAGGGCTTCTGATTTTTATCAGTGCTTTAACACGGGGCCGGGGGAGATGGTCCTCGAGCACCTGGCCCAGAGTTTCGATGGAACGTGCTACACGAAGGGTGATCCGTATGACTCTGCATATAAAGCTGGCCAGCGGAACGTGCTCGTAGAGATCAGGCGCCTCGTGGCGGCTGGCGAGAACCCGGGATTAATTCGCTTAAAGGCGATCCAAAAACAGCCCGAGTAAGAGGTGTAGATGGCAGACGATGGTGGAGACGCATTGGGTGGTGGAGGTGACGGTGGTGCCGGCGGGGGCGAAGGAGACATCGGCGTCGAATGGAAGGATGCACTTCCTGACGGCCTGAAGAACGACCCAACCATCGCCAATACCAAGAGCGTTGAGTCGATGGCGAGTCAGCTCGTGAACGCGCAGAAGCTCGTGGGGAATTCTCTGCGGCTCCCGGCGGATGATGCGCCCGCCGGGGAGTGGAGCTCGTTCTACGCGAAGCTCGGGCGCCCAGACGATGCGACGGGCTACACCCATAAGCCCGGTGAGGACATCGGGGAAGAGTTCCACATCGACAAGGGACGTCAGACCGAGATGTTCCAGATGATGCACAACATGGGGCTGACCGACAAGCAGACCACAGTGATGATGGATATGCTCATTGATGGCAACGTCAAGGAGCACGAGCGCTTCGTCACTACCTCGCAAAAGGCACTTGACGAGTTACGGGGGGAGTGGGGCGGACAGTACGACACTAACATCCAGATAGCCAACCGTGCGCTCAATTCTTTTGGCGGGGAGGCGCTTCGTGGACTCCTCGCAAATGCCGGCCTCCAGAATAACGCGGAGGTCATCAAGCTCTTCAATCGCATCGGTCAGGCGATGGGAGAGGATAAGCTCGTCGCCGGCGACGTTCTCACCGGCCCCCTCCTGGCCGAGGAGATCGACGCGAAGATCAAAGAGGTCGAGGCTAAGCTGATGAAGATGACCTCGGACAACTCTGAATACAAGTCCCTGCTTGCAGAGAAAGAAAGGCTTTACGAGCAGAGGTACGGAACAAAAGTAGCTGCAACTGTGGGATAGTTTCACCGCTTTAGGGTCCGGTCGTCGGTGTATGGCCGGATAGCCTTTAACACCCGTCTGGGCGGCGTAACCGCCAAGGCAGGGTCCGCATTACGCGGGGAGCCCTCCGAGTTTTGGACTTCTCAAACTCATGGAGGGCACACCCGTGTCCCAGCAGATCACCGATGCATTTGTGCAGAATTATCGCGGGACTGTTATTCAGCTCGCGCAACAGAAAGGTTCGCGCTTGCGCGGTGCTGTCACCGTGCACACCGACGTCACAGGCAAGACCGACTTCTTCGACCGGGTTGGCGCGACCACCGCGCAGATCAAGACCACCCGCCACGGAGACACCCCGCTCATCGAGACGCCGCACAGTCGGCGCATGGCCAGCCTGGCCTGTTATGAGTGGGCTGACCTCATCGACAAGTCCGATAAGGTTCGGACCCTCATCGATCCCGAGGGCGAGTACGCCAAGGCCGGCGGTTGGGGCCTGGGCCGGGCGATGGACGATGTCATCATCACCGCGATGACCGGCACCGCCGCCACCGGGGAGACCGGCTC